TGAACCTAGACCGTATTGACAAGATGGGAAGTGCAGGACGAGGTGAGTAATGGCTAGAGTAAGACAGATGGCTGAACAGATGGGAGTCTCCGTAGACCGAGCGGAAGACCTGCTTGATCGTGCCTCCGCGCTTAATGACAATTTAGGTTTTGATAAAGGCGGCGTGAACGACAAGTTTGCTATCGTGATGAAGGAATTTAAAGACGGAACTTTGCGTAGCGGTGGCAGTGGAAAAATAGTGACTGATCCTGATCAGGCAAAAGCGATTGCCGCATCATACGAAAAAGGTGGAATAATTCGTGGTACACGGGCGCAGGTTCGTGGACGTAGATTTAGCGGAGTATATTAAAATGGCCAGAATCGATAGATACAGTTCTATGTCGGACAAAGAAAAACTCTACGAAGATTTGAGGAGAAAGAGGTCTACCACTTCAGGAAGGCGCAGACGAACTTCTGACACGCCAGTGATGGCTGGCCCAAGGGTAGATAGAACTCCTGAAGCACCTACCGCAGCAGAACTCAGGGAAGAGCAAGATATAAGAAGAAATGAAAGGCTTCAGAGACTAGCAAAGGCACCTAAAAAAGTTGCTAGAGCTAGGTTTGGCGAAGGCCCTAGTAAAACAATTATCCATAAGGGTAAACCACTTGCTAATGTTAGTGCCACGCAATTAAAAAAGACTGGTATGTCCTTGAACAAGTACCTGAACGCTTGGAATAAAACTGGTAAACGTCCTACTGCTAAAAAGAAAGAACCAGAAATGACCCGAGTAGAAGCTAGAGAGGCTGGAATTACGGGAGGAAGAGTATTAAGTAGAGCAGGAGCCAGGAAGGCTGGAATTACGGGACCTCAACTTCCTGAAGTTAAGAAGGTGCCTTCTCCTGTGAAACGTGCCATTACTGCACCTACCGCAGCACGACGTGCGACAGCGGAAGGTAGAAGAAGAAACCTAATTCAACAAGCCAGTGCACAAGGCTTCTCTAAAGGTGGTGCTGTTAACAAAAGTCGAGGCACTGGAGCAGCGGAAACAGGTACTGGTTTTCAAGGAGTATTTTAATGCCAGGAGGAGTTGTTTATCCGACCATTGAGTTGGCCCAAGGCTATGCGGACGATATTGGCGCCCCTTATGGAGATATTATGTCGGTAGAGGGCGGTTTCAGTGTTGCTATGTCCAATGTGGATGAATTGGGCTATATGCATGGTGGAATGTCAAAAATGAAGCCGAAAAAGGTGAAATATTCCACGGGAGGTGCTATAAAGGGCAGGAATTTCTCTGGAACATACTAAATAATGGCAGATCCCACCACTTTTGCCTATGTTGTACTCAAAGCCATCCAAGATCGAATTATGCTGACCCAGGCAGCTATTTTGCAGGGAAGGCCCAAGGATTTTATGGACTACTGTGATTTGACTGGGGAATTAAGGGGCCTTGAGTTCGCAGAACAAGAAGTAAAAGACGCTTTACAATCGTCGGAGGAAGAATGAGCACGTTATATGTTCCGGATTACGTGGCAAAAGAAGAAGAAGTAAAAATTTCTTATGTTTCAGATGCTTATGTGGATCAAGAAGACAAGGTTTTGGAGCCTTCTCTTCTTGATAAAGCCTTAAAAGACCGGCTTCCACAGCCTACTGGTTGGCGTATTCTTGTGATGCCTTATGCGGGAAAGGCTACCACAGACGGTGGCATCCATATTCCAGATACTACTCGAAGTCGTGAAGCCTTGGCGACGGTAGTCGCCTATGTATTAAGAGTAGGACCGCTGGCCTATAAGGATTCTTATAAATTTAGTAAATATGGTGGCGGGATTTTAAATAAGGTCTTGATGTTTTTCAGGTTATTTAAACCTCGCCCATGGTGTAAGGAGGGTCAATGGATATGCATTGGCCGTTATGCAGGTTCTCGATTCAATATAGATGGAGGAGAAGTCCGCATCATTAACGATGATGAAGTCATCGCAACTATTATCGAACCTGATGATATTAAACATGTCTAGAGAGGAGAAAGCCATGATGGAGATCACGGCATGCCCGAGGAACAAGATATTGAAGTAGGTGATTCTGAAGAATCTGCTGTCGATGTGGCTATTTCTGATGAGAATGAGCAGGGAAAACCAGTCCAGCAACCTTTAGACCTTTCTCAGAAACAAGATATTGTTGTCAAGGAAGAAGAAGAACTTGACGAATATAGCGATAGGGTTAAAAACCGCATTGATCAGCTAACCAATCGCTTTCGAGAAGAAGAACGCCAGAAACAGACCGCTGTCCAATTTGCGGAAAACGTGCGTCTGGAAAATGACTCCCTGAAGCAACGACTGGGTTCCTTGGACAGAGGCTACCAGGAACAGTTTGGTGGGCGAGTTACTTCTGAAATTGACTCAGTCAAGAAAAACCTGAAGGACGCACATGAGAGCGGTGATATAGACAAAATAGTCGAGGCCCAGGAGTCTATGGCTAATTTGGCTTATCAAAAAGGTCGATTGGAAGCGGTTCAAGGTGAAACAGCCGCCCAAGACGCCCAAGCCCAAGCCGCTTACGCCCAAGCTGCTGCCCAACCTGCTGCCCAACCTGCTGCCCAACCTGCTCCAATACCTCCTGATCCAAAAGCCCAGGATTGGGCTTCTCGTAATGATTGGTTTGGCCAGGATGACGTAATGACCTACGCAGCTTTCGGATTGCATCGTAGGTTAGTGGAAGATGAAGGATTTGACCCACAGTCCGATGCGTATTATTCTGAACTTGACAAGCGGCTTGTGACCGAGTTTCCACATAAACTTGGACACAGGTCTCAGTCGAACGGGGGAGGTAGAAAGGTAGCGTCAGCTGAAGCCTCCGCATCCCGCAAAAAAAGTGGACGTAAAACTGTGCGATTGACACCTTCACAGGTTGCGATTGCCAAGAGGTTAGGAGTACCTCTTGAAGAATATGCAAAATATGTGTGAAGGGTTAATTATGGAAAAAACAGAGACCACAGCTCGCCAAAAGTCTGCTAGGACGCCCCGTGCCGATCAAACCCGTGCAACGCAAGCACGCACTGAACCGTGGAAGCCACCATCCATGTTGGATGCGCCGACTCCTCCGGAAGGTTACAAACATCGATGGATTAGGTCCGAAGTTATGGGTTTTGATGACCGTAAAAACGTGGCGGCTCGTTCCCGTGAGGGATATGAGTTGGTGCGTGGTGATGAATACCCTGACTTTGATATCCCAACCGTCGAAGATGGTAAACATGCCGGTGTTATTGGTATTGGCGGCTTGCTTCTTGCAAGGGTTCCGATTGAAATCGTTGAAGAACGCAGCACGTATTTCCGGGGCATGACCCGCGATCAAATGACGGCTGTTGATAACGACTTAGCGCGTGAACAACATCCTGCAATGCCTATCATTAAACCTGACAGGCAGACTAGCGTAACTTTTGGAGGCCCTCTAAAAGAAGAGGGCTAGGAGTGAGAACGAATGGCTAATATCAATGGAGCTTTCGGCCTTCGTCCTATGTCTAAACTAGGACAAGGCACTAACTCCACTGGTACGACTGGCTATACTCCTTATGAAATTGCAAACGGCAACTCAACTGCTATTTACCAAGGCTCACCAGTTATCCCCCTCTCTACGGGATATATTTCACTGGTAGGTGCTGCGGCAGGTGGTACTGTGAGTTTGGTGGGCGCTTTCATGGGGTGTAAGTATGTATCTAGCACCACCGGGAAACCTATTTGGTCCAATTATTGGCCAGGGTCCGGTGCGGACAGCAATCATCCTGTAGAAGCTTTTGTCGCTGATGATCCAGATCAATTATTCTTAATTGCAACGGACGCATCGTGGACAAGTAAAGCTACTGCAAGGGCTGCTGTTTTCGCTAATGCGAACTTTTCCAGTGGTACAAGTGGGTCCACCACAACTGGCATGGCGTCGGCAGCACTTGCTATCAGCACGATTGCAACCACGAACTCCTTAAATATGAGGATCATGGGATGGGTCGATGACCCAAGCAACGCTGATTTTGCATCTTCCGGCATTGGTGCCATCGTAAGGTTGAACAACAGTTTTAATGCGCCTACGGGTAGCATTGCTGCTGGTACACCTTCGACAACCGGCGTATAGGAGGGCTGAGCAATGGCTATTAGCAGAGCACAACTCGCTAAAGAACTTGAGCCTGGCCTGAATGCCCTTTTTGGGATGGAATACGCCAGGTATGACGACCAAGCAAGCGAAATTTATGAGACGGAATCTTCAGAACGAGCTTTTGAAGAAGAAGTCATGCTTTCTGGCTTTGGCGCTGCGCCAGTTAAGTCGGAAGGTACAGCGGTTTCGTTTGATGACGCATCAGAAGCTTATACCGCAAGGTATACGCATGAGACTATCGCGCTTGCCTTCAGTATCACTGAAGAAGCAATCGAAGATAATCTCTATGATCGTCTTGCTTCACGCTACACGAAAGCATTAGCTCGTAGCATGGCCAACACCAAACAGGTGAAGGGCGCGGCTACGTTGAACAACGCTTTTGATAGCACTTTTACAGGCGGCGACGGCATAGAGCTGTGTGCTACTGACCATCCTTTGGTGAGCGGTAACACACTTCGCAATGAGCCTTCCACCGCTGCTGACCTGAACGAAACCAGTCTTGAAAACGCTCTTATCGATATAGCAGCTTATGTTGATGAGCGTGGACTCAAGGTCTCGATTCGTGGACTCAAACTTATTGTTCCGCCGGCATTACAATTTGTCTCGGATCGGTTGTTAGAATCCACTCTTCGTCCAGGCACGGCTGACAACGATATCAATGCTTCTCGCAACATGGGAATGTTGCCGAGGGGTTATGTTGTCAACCACTATCTTACGGATACGGATGCATGGTTCATCAAAACGGACGCCCCTCGAGGTTTTATCCATTTTGAGCGTATGCCCATGTCCACTAAGATGGAAGGAGACTTCGATACAGGCAATGTTAGGTTTAAGGCCCGTGAGCGTTACAGCTACGGATACTCAGACCCGCGTTGTGTATTTGGTTCTCCTGGAGCGTAAGACCTTCTTCCAGAGAGGGGGAATTTCCCTTCCCCTTCTCTGCTCTTTCTGGGAAGCATAGTTCTAGCGACTGACCCAGCAGACGCTTACCTGACGCTAGAACGAAACCTTGGTAAGGAGGTGCCTTCATGGGTACGACACGTTTTTCTGGACCCCTTATGTACAGTGGTCATGGCAGTGATTCCAGTGCGCTTGGATCCTGGTTCAGTAACCTTCCCCTTCAATGTAACCCTGATTATGTCGTCAAAATGGACGATTTTATTGGTATTGATATCGATGATACCGATGACTGGACTAAAGCTGTCCTGAATTCCGGTACGTTGACCTTGTTGGCTGATCATGTAGGTGGTTGGGCCAAGTCCACGGGTGACGGCTCGACAGATAATTCTGGCGGCTCTATTCAAGGCAATGAGATTTTCATGGTCGAAGCCAGTAAGAAAATCTTTTTTGAGGCCACTTGTGCGGTTGCCGATGCAGACGACATGGATATGTTCGTCGGCTTGGCAGAAAACGGCACATTTGCTACGGGTGTGCCTTTCACGGCAAATAACCAAATTGGTTTTCTGCTGGTTGAAGGTGCGGCTGACATTTATGCTAACTGCGATTCCGGTGGAACAGAAACCAAAACTGACACCGGGATAGATTTTGCGGATGGCGCAGAATCAAGTTCCAGCATAACTAATACCCGACGTTTGGGTTTTGTTGCGACAGGAACAGGCAATGTTCAGTTTTATGTAGATAGGAAGCTTGTCACTACAACGACGGGCAATATACCTACTTCTGCATTGACGCCTTGGTTTTGTGCCATGTCTGGAACCACGACTGCGGATGCTGCCTGGTGTGATTACATCCTGGTAGCTGCACAGCGTGTCACAGATGGCATGACACAATTCAATGACCAACCGTAAGAGGTGACATATGGAGAAGACTAAATCTTCTATCAAAAAAGCCTCTTCTAAAAAAGCTTCAGACCAGCCTGGGATTGAAGATCGTTATAAGAAGGAGCTACCTCCTCCATGGACCGCTAAGTACAAGGCGATGGTCATGAGCGGTCTCATTAAAGTAAAGGAGTAGGCTATGGCTGATACCATTACAAACAAAACGATCCAAGATGGCCCTCGTATTTTTGTAAGTTCTTTTAATTGGACTTATGTAGATACAGGGGAAGCAGCCGTTTTAAAAGTTGATGTTTCAGCTCTGTCCACTTATCCGGGTGGAGCTGGAACCTCTTGTACTGACGTTCGTATCAATAAAGTCTGGTTTTCCACGGTTGGTGTGTCTGTAAAAATCCTTTGGGATGCAAGTACAGATGTTATGGCTTTGGAACTTCCTACAAACTACCAGGGAATGCTTGATTTTTCGTCTTTTGGAGGCTTAGTCAATACTGCTTCAAGCCCTACCGGGGATATCCGATTCACTACAGTTGGACATGGCTCTGGCGATACTTATTCGATAGTTCTTGAATGCATAAAGGAATTCTAAAGTGCCACAACAGGACACTACTCGTAAAAATGAGTTGGAGCTTGTTTCGATACGCGGTGAAATTAAGCTGTTGTCCGAGAGAATAGAATCTTTAAAAACGAATGATCTATCTCATTTACAACATTCCATAGATAACATTTACAAAATTCTATGGGGCGTTGCAATTTTGGTACTTGGTCAACTTGCAATAGGACTTAGAATCGCTATCTGGAGTTAATATGAAGGATAGCTGAGGAGACAAATATGGCAACTTCTGGATCGGTTGATTTTAATCTGGACATGGCCGACATCACGGAGGAAGCCTTTGAGAGATGCGGCCTTGAACTTCGTACTGGCTATGACGCAAAAACGGCTCGTAGGTCACTCAATTTGCTTTTTGCAGATTGGGCTAATCGTGGTCTTAACCTATGGACCATTGATGAAATAACCCAAACCGCAGCCCAGTTATCCACTTCTTCTGCGGTTGCAACCTATCCCATAGGTACGATTACCCTTACCGTAGGCGCATCAGGAAGCTTTAGTGTGGGTGAAACCATTACTGGAGGCACCAGTAGCGTTACCGCAGAAATAATTACGCTTCCTTCTGGCACCACCATGACCATTACGGTGCCAAGCGGTATATTTACTGCTTCTGAAACCATTACAGGTTCCTCGAGTTCCGCAACTACTACCGTATCGTCTGTTCCAAGTTTGGCAGATGTCCAGGCGACAGTGGACATTTTAGAAATGGTGATTCGACGGGATGGTGAAGATATTTCTATGTCTCGAATAAGTCGTTCTCAGTTTCTCAATATACCTAAGAAAACGACACAGGGACGACCTACGCAGTTTTATGTAGCTCGACAGATTACGCCCACTATTATTT